AATCCAGGTAGTGAGTCAAATTGCGCTTCATTGTCGCAGTCAATGTAAGATACTGTAGTTACATCTTCTCGCTCTGAGTCAATTTGGTATTCAATACAAACACACCCTGGTGTTGGTGTTGGTGTAGGAGTTTTAGTAGGGGTTCTTGTAGGAGTTTGAGATGGAGGAACACAAGGACCTAATTCACTAACAGTTGAGTATTCAGTTACTATTGTTCCCTCACATGCGCAAATTGTGGTTGCGGAATTACCAGCTAAACCATATGTAGTTGGAATACCAAGACAGTTTATGTATTGTATAAAGTCAGTAATTAAGGTATCATTTGTAACAAGATATTCTACACAAATACAACTATTAGTTGGAGTTGGGGTTGGAGTTGGTGTGATTGGGGGACCACAAGGACCTCCTGTTAAGATTTGCATTTCTACTTCAGTAACTGGGAATTCACAAGAACATACATTGTAAACTAAATTAGGTTGAATTAGAATATTTTGTGCTAGTTGTGTGTAACAATTTATTATTGTAACACTCGCTACGGATTCTCCCGTGTATGTTATTTGATACTCGGTGCAACCTGAACAGATTCCCGCAGGGGTTGATGACGGTGTTGGTGTTGGGGTTGGTGTTAAGAACTGTGTAGGGGTTGGCGTAGGTGATGGTAAGATAGGACTTGTAGTTCCTGTAAAGTTCCCGAATAGTTGAACTGTATATTGAACCGTTCCATTTGGGATTTGTGGTAAATTAGCCGGACCTGCAGCAACATACATAGTGTTCCAATCTGTAGCGGCTGAAACAGGCTCAATCAAATAAAGGTTTTGATAAACTAAATTACAATTAGTTCTTGGACCTCCCCCATTTGTTGTAATATTATCATAGGTGGTTGCTGATAGTAATGCGCCTTGGTCATCATAAAAGTTATATTCAACATAATACCCTTGACTAAATCCTGAAGTTTGTCCACTCCACAGGTAATAGTTAGTAAAACCTAAAGTAAAATAGTCAGTATCTAACACATCTAAAATACGTGGTGCGTTTGTTAGAAATAATCCTGATGTTGTTGGATATACCCCTTGTGGTAATCCTGATAAAATATATGGGTCTATGTTAAAACTCTGTTGTGTGGCTCTTGGGTTAGTTCCCATAGTTGAACGGAATACCTTGTATACTTGTGTTTGAACTGCAGGGTCTCCAACAGAATTACCGTATCCTGTATATCCGGTTACCGGACTTATTTCACTATCCGCAAATTCATACCCCACCTTCAAGTAATAATTTATAACCTCTTCATTTGCAGGTCTTGAGAACGGAAATGTTTGATGTGTATAAATAGGGGTTGTATCCCAATAAGATATAGGTAAAGAATCTGTGTAGGTTTCTAATATTTGTTGTAAATCAACAATACCTAATCCATAGGGGTTTGGGGAACATTTACCAGCAAAAACCAATACATCTTCTACAAATAAGTTATAGTTGAATTTAAACTTGAATGTTGATAGTGTGTTATAGGTGTTTGATGATAGGGTGAAAAATATACCGTCAGATAAAACAGGTTGAAACTCCGCTGGGGTTGATTGAAATGTAATTGACATTATTTTTTTAGTTGTTTGTCTATGATTGATTTGATAACGGTTCTACCGTAGTCAACAAGGAAGAACTTTACATCTTCCTCTGATTTTTGTATACCTTCGTTTACAAATAAAGTAGGAAAAATACCATATTCTCCAATACTTCTTTGTATTAGAAATGCTCTATCTGCATTACTCATATATCTACCTCGTTTGTCTCTGAACTGTGGTAGACCCTTGTTTGCAATCCAAGATTGTATTGCTGATAGTGGGGGATATTTTACAGTTGTTGAATTACCAGCTATATCTGTATTTTTACCCCTACGTCCAAAATTGACCCACTTCCAATAGTCAGCACCAGGAAAAGTTACTTGTATATCAAAACCTTTTTCTGTTGTTGTTGGTTGAACAGTTACAGCCTCAAATAACTTACCGGTAGTTTTTCTATTGCTTAAAGCTCCAACATACCCTCCATTTACCGGTTTTCTTGTTCCATCGTATGCTCGTGAGAACCTATCCTTTAATAATTCTTTTTGAATGTTGTTTTTAATATCATCACATATTTGTAATAATATTTGTGTCTCACGTTCGTTCATCTTATGGAGGGGTTATTGAAGGTGTTATTGTTGGTGTAGGAGTTATTGTTGGTGTAGGACTTGATGATATGCTTGGCGTTGGGGTTGGGTAATAATCACAAGCATCTATTGTATCATAAACTATTAAAGGAACCTCAAGAGCAACACCGGCTACGTGGTCTCCAAATCTCTCAAAAAACGGTAGTGCGGTTAGAGGAAAATTGACATCAATATTATCATATATTTCAGGTGAAGTATTCATACCCCTTTTAATATAAGATAAAAATCTACGTGCCTGTAAACTCATATCACTTACACAATCTTTTTCATTTGATAAATCCCAATTAAGAATATCCGCAAATATCATCGTAACAGAATATACGGTCATATTTTCTTGATATTCTATTGCTTGTGGAACAACAAATAAGAAGGGGTAATTTACAGAACTACCTGATATATTTTTTCCAAAATCAACAAGATTACCATAACCAAAAGAATTGACTATGGGGGATTGTTCTTGAAAATATTGTAGATAATCTAAAACCTTGTGGAAGGTTGTATATTGATTCATTACATTACTCATCTGTTAACTTTTTGTTTTTGTTCTAATTTTTTTAACTCGTTTTGTTGTTGAATAATTCTATCTTTAATTAAAGATGCCGCATTCAAACATAAATACATATTAGTTTTATTCAGTCCGTCAAATTTCGTTATATCGTCATTAGACAACTGAAATGTTAACTCAAAATAAAATCGTGCAGCCGCTTCGGAACTAACCATTTTGGTAGATGTTTCATCCCCGTCCAAATTATCTTCTTGACCCGCATCGTCGTTTTCATAGAACTTTCCATATTTTTTATGTATGTTGTTGACATAAGCAAAAAAAAAGTAGAAGCTCCAAACCAATATTCAACAGGTATATCCTTGAAAAGATTTGCTCTATCCCATACTTCGTCAGAGTTAAACTTTTCCAACACATATGTTTTTCCTTCTTGCACTTTTACCGGTCTGTAGAGGAGTGCCATAAGCACATGAATAGAATCATTTATTTTATCCTTTTGACTGAATACTTCTAAATCTGTCCATTGTCCCCAAGTCATATTCCCCCAATCGTTCTCCATACCATAATCAATTCCTTTATACTTGAAGGTTAGAACTATATCGGTATTTGGTTCTTCATTATGTTTTGTTATTGTATCTGCAATATAAGATATTTCATCAACCGGTAATGACCGTAATTCTTTTGGTTCTAAATCCAAATACAAGGACAATACCTCTGTTGGAGTTTCATATTTTTTAGGATTTTTTTGTATCTTTTGATACATATTGATTGTTAACCTTGGGTCAATCAAGATTTCTTTATTATCTATTTTTATTTTTATCATACGAAACTGAATTTCTTTTGTTTATTACCAACAGTTGATTCTAATACATATCTTATTGAATCTATGGTATGGTTGTCTTTATCTTCGGGAGCGTCAAGGAGTTTGCCGTCTTTATCGGTTTTCCATTTATACGATTGAAACTCCCGTAATATATTTTGTGATGCCTCTGTTATAAAAACTTTATGTCTTTTAACAAGGTCTATTCCGTGTAGGATTGATTTTTTATTTACCCCCCTGATATTAAACCGCTCTCTACGTATTTCTTCTATGGCTTGTGGTGATGCGGAGTCCGCCCAAATATAATCTGTTTGATTTATTTGTTCTTCTTTTATTCTGTAAATAAAATCTTGTATTGTTAGGTTCCTTACAAATAACTTTTCCTCAAAATAAAGTTCTTCCCCGTTTTGATATACCGCCACTAAAGTTGATGGGTCATTGTATCCAAAATCCACACCATACCCTAACAGTTTTGCATATTCAGGAATATTTTGTATTGTGTTATATGTGTTGAATACTAATGTTGTTGGTATACCTTTTTCTCCTAAAGTATAAATCCTATAAAGGTTTTCATCTTTATACTTTAACGATTCTAATTCTTTTATAATATTCTTATCTACGAAGGGATTGTCCTTCCAAGTTGTCTTGAAATAAAAACAATCTTCTCTTTTTTCTAAATCATAAACCCAACAAGATAATTCTGACGGGTTCAAGTCCAATATAACTTTATCTGTTGTTCTAAATATAAGTTGGTTCCAGTCTTCAATTTTTAGTTCGTTTGCTTCGTTACAATATAGGTAATCTCTTTTACTCCCCCTTAACTTTTGTGGTTCGTCAATAGAGAACCAATTGATAGTGTTTGTTCCAATCTTGAAGTATCCCTCCATTTTGTGCCAGTCTTTATCATTCCATAGACCGAATAATTCTAACACTTCTTGTAAATCTTTTAATACAGAGTTTTTTAACGCTGGTAGAGTTTTACGAACAATTGATAAGGTTTTGTTTTCTTCTTGTAATAATTTATAAACCCAATAGATTAGAATGTTATAAGTTTTACCAGAACGAGACCCCCCTTGAGCAACAACAATTCTCTTGTCTTCTGCGTCAGATTTTAATAACTCATCAAAAACAATTGTTGTTTGTATCTTCATATTCTTTGTTCTAATTTCCATTTATAACCATAACTGGTTTGATTTCCTTTTCTAATACAATCTTCAATATGGTTGTGACTATCAAATCCAAGTTCAGATTCAATCTGTGTGATTGTATCCCAACTACGAACAAATGTATCATTTAGGTCATATTGGTTGATTACATACTTCCTTTGTAGTTTCCATTTATAACCCCCACGACTATTAAACTTGGTTCTGTTGTAGGTTCTCATTATATCCATATTATTTACACCTGTTGCCTTCTCTGCTTCCATCCTGTTCTTATAACAAGCAATCAGGTTATCATCCAAGTCATACTGGCATACCAACCAATCTTCAAGTTCTTCACCATTTAATCTTTTCTTTGAGAACTCTGCGTATTTCTCATTTAACTCAAACCCTATGTAATTTCTATCATTACACCCCAATCCTGTTGTCCCTATTCCACTGAATACATCCAAGATAGTATCACCTTCATCTGTTAGTAAATTGATGAAATATGTGGGTAATTCTTTGTGATATGGAGCAGGGTGTCTAATGGTATTATCCCTTGCTAATCCTGCTGTTGGAAACCTGAATACATTATCAGGTCTAACTTTATCGGGTAAATTACTACCATCAATAAATTTTTTATCTAATCTAATACCATCTTCGGTAAATCCGTGATTGGCTACTTTCCATGCGTATTTCTTTCTTTCATTGTAAGATTCAGCACCATCTTTCATTACCCTATCCATATAGAACTTTAACTCCTTTTGGTTCTTAACAAAATGGAATATAAACTCTGTGTTATTCCTAAATCGTTTTTTACTACCATTTGGAATACCATTTTTCTTATGCCAGATGTAGGTATCATAAAACTTTAACTTTGTTTCCTTTTGACTGCGGTATATCAATTCATAGATAAACGGGTTTCTTAACCCATTAGAACAATTATCATTGATGTTTAGTATGAAACTACCACTTGGTTTAAGAACCCTCTGTATTTCATTGAATAGGGGTAATAACCAATCACAATACTCACCAGGTTTTTTAATTGATATGTTTATACCATAATTTACAATATCTGCATAGGGTGGACTGGTGATTACCAAATCCACAGAGTTATCAGGTAAGTCCTTAATCAACTCAAAACAATCCCCCAATCTTATATCAATCATTTTAATAACCTCTTTTTTTACCTTTGGTTTTTAGATAGAATTGGATTGCTGTTAAATCACCATCATATATTTTTTTCAATAATTGATTCTCAACATAGTCTAATGTTAATTCATTAATCTTTTCAATCTTCTTCTTAAATTCATTATTTTTAATCCAAGTATCATATTCTTCTCTTGGTATGTGTAAGTTCTGTAAAGCTGTACTAACAACCCCCATACTCTTTTGTAAGGTGATTAAGAACTCTTCTTGTCTCTCTAATAAATCCATTACTTTTTATATTTTTCTTCAATAATACATGGTACTGTATTATTCCAATTTATGTTATGATGTATCCTTCTATTTTTTTCACCCATTTCAGATATCTTAACTGATGAAGGATTAAACATAATTGTATAAAAACTTTTAATATAAGTTCCTGACTCAAGGTAAAGTTCAGTCATACCCCCCTTGTTTTTTTGTGTTGTCTGTTGTGATATTTTTACATTTGGTATTGTTAAAAATAAACCACCCTTACTACCCAAATTGGTATAAGTATTAACATCTTCATTTATTCTACCCAAAAACTTAAATGGTCTTTGTGTATCACAGAAAAAAGAGTTCATTGCCTTTCTCATCAAATGTAGGCTCTTCTTGAATCTACCTTGTTCACCTCCCAAAAAATCACCCCCCTGAGCCATTGCAATGGTCAAGGCTGGTATTTCTATGTAGTAATCAAGTATTGTATCAAATACCTTATCAAGTTGTTTTATACCCCTTTCTTTTTGATTCAAGTCTTTATCAAACTTGTAACTAAAACTTGAGTAGTCATCATCAAGTTGAATGAAGTATCTTATGTTAAGATTTTTGGCAATCTCAAAACAAGCGTTCCTTGCATATACAATACTTCTCCTGTCTGTAAAGTTATCAGCTTGGTCAAAGGTTTTTGAGATTTTTTCTTTAGAAAAAACAATTACCTGATTACCATACTTTTTTTTATATTCATCAATTGTTGAATCCTCATCATCAACAATCAAATATATCCTACCAGTATAACCACTTCTTTTAAGAGCTGAAAATGTTTTTACA